GGTTTGATGAGAGTTGTTACGTTAAATGGTCTTTTAGAGATGGTGTCATTCATGTCTATCAAGAGGGTGAAGATGAAGGTGAATGGAATTATGTGAAGATGACTGAGGATTTTGATGTCCTCACCGAGAAAACTTTCGCTCTAGTATAGACACCAAAACCAACAATCTAAAATGCAAACTCCACTCACTCTCCAAGTTACCAAAGTTCAGTTTGATTTTGATGATTTAGATTTCACCCCAGAGCAACAACAAGAAGTTGTAGATTATGCTCTCGGCAATACTTTTGAGGTTGAAGTTGATGACGTTGGTGATGAGCGACAAATTGCAGATGCTCTGGTCGAATGTGTAACTGACCTCACTGGTTGGTGTGTAGTTTCTCTCAATTATCGTCACGTTCTTAACTAATCAAATGACTGACCTTCGTTATTCTACTGGTGAGGAACTTGAACAGTTCCTCTATGAGAAATGCAGGCAAGATCCTGACTTGCTTGCTACCATCATCAACGAGTATGTATGCTCTTTGAGTGATAACAAACTGATTGAACTTGAAGACCTTCTCACTAACAACTTCGGAGACAACTGATGACACTCAACAAAGAACAATTCGCCAAACTGGTTGAGAATTATGCCAGTCACATTATCGAAGGATTAGATTCTGCTTCCCTTGAATTGATGTGCTTCGATCTACTCACCCGTGAGTATGAGACCTATACTGAAGAACAGATTGTAGGTGAGATCGTAGAACTTTATGGTGAAGAAGTTGTCTATGAGTGTTATAATGATGTGGATGTGACAGTTGCCGAAGTGTCCACCATCTGACCCAGAGCGACCCCTGATGCCCTATAATTAATTCATAAACCAAGGGAGAGAAACCCGATGAAGATCATCTACACCAAGCAGAATGCCAAGGGTGAGTATAAGGAAGTCGGAATGACTGATCGGGGATTGTCTTCTGATTATTCGACAACTCGCAACTTCCTTCGTTATGGTCTACCTTCTGACTTCTACGGTAACACTGTGAGGTTGGAAGTCTTCTATGGTGATTCTATCTACCGGGCACCTGATAAAGTAATGTATGTGACAGTCTGAGAACTGGCACAAGGGGGACCCGATCCCCCACTCTGACCCTGTAGAATAATGGAATGAAAAACACCCACCTCCAGCACCCCGAAGATTCGATCCTGACCGGTGACCTTTCCGTGTTAGATTGGTTCTTCAATCCCGGTCATCTCAGTGTTAAGATTGATGGTGCTCCTGCTATTGTCTGGGGTCGCAATCCTGCAACCGGAAACTTCTTCGTGGGCACCAAAAGTGTCTTCAACAAAGTAAAGATCAAAATCAACGAATCTCATGATGAAATTGATGCGAACCATTCTGGCGAAGTTGCAAACATTCTCCACGCTTGTTTTGATTGCCTACCTTTTACAAACACCGTTTATCAGGGGGACTTTATTGGGTTTGGTGGATCTACTGAATACAACCCCAACACTATCACCTATCAGTTCCCAGAAGTAGTAGAACAAAATATAATCATTGCACCGCACACCTGCTATTATGCTGAGAGCGATCTTCGTGATGCTGTAGCACTGCCTGATCGTTCGATCTGGAATGATACTGAGACCGTCAAGTTCGTGCAACCTACGGCATCAATCTTTGCAGGTGCCGAATACTTTGCAGACCTTAAAGAGGTTTCTAAGTTTGCTAAGGTGATGGCTCTTGGTGTAGAATTTGTGACCCCTAAAGTTGCGGCACAAATTATAAAGCAACTCAATGCCTGTATTCGTGAAGGTAAGGAAGTCAATCCTGAGGACTTTGAGAATCCTATTCTGATTAGTTTCTGGAAGTTGGTTAAGTCGATTAAGGAAGACGCACTATACCTCTGCCGCAATGATGGACCTCAGGCATACATCAATTACAACAGAATCGACTCTGAGGGTTATGTAATGACCAATGAGTTTGGTATGTTTAAGTTGGTCAATCGTGAGGTCTTCGCTTATGCTAACTTCAACCACGGGAGGTTTCAGTGTGCCAGTTAACTAACTGTCCACCATCTGACCCTGGGGACCCCTGATGCCCTATAATTAATTCATCAACCAAGGAACGACCCGCGCCTTAAAGACGGATCACCTAAACCCTCACCAAGTCCCATAGTTAACTAAATGGGCACACTTAAAACAATGACTAAGAAAAAAGGACATTATCCTATTGACGGACAATCCCACAAAGATGGTGTAAGGAACGAAAAGTTTACTGCTAACGTTCTTAACAAACTCAAGATTTACACTGGAGAAGTTATTCTTCGTGGTGGAACAAAGTGTAAGGAAGACGCTATCGCCGACTCCCATCATTTAGGATTTAAACTGAAGAAGGGCACCGGAAATGGTTCCTTTGATTGGGGCAATCTTGGAAAGCAAGCAAGAACTTTCCACAAATACTTTGTAGAATGGAATACTAAAATTGCAGATTGGCGCACTCTTCCTACTCCTGTTCGTTATGATGAAGAGTTTCAGGATATGGTGGGGGGAATCTTTGCAGACTATTGTAGTGCTGCATTGGATCAAATCACCTCTGACGAAGTGATCCAAGTTCTCAAAGATGGATTTGTCGATCCTCTTTATGGTCATCACATTTGGGTGCGTGATAGTGTAGATGAAGAACTTCATCGCTTCACGTTTCAGAATCATCCTGCAGTTCGCTACATTGAGAATGGATTTACTGCTCGTTTGGTGAATGCCTCAGGACTTGCAAAAACGTCGCGCAAAATTGTATTCAATGATGGCGCGTCTGATTATGAATGCGGTCTGCGTTTTAGGTTGACTTCTAACAACGGAGTGAGTGCATTTTTAGGAGCACCTAAGAAGGAAAAGGGAAACAAGAATGGATCGGTGACTATCAAACTTCAACAAGATGGAGTCACTAAAATGTTATCCGCAGTCAACTCTGAAGTTTATACTTACCAGGGTTTGGTGTGACAGTTGGCGAAGTGTCCACCTGCCCCCTCTGGGGGGTCGGTGACCCTGTAGGATAAGTAAGAACCAAACGAAACCAACCCAATGCGCAAAATCGAACGCCAAATGAACGCTGCCATCACCAAAAGTGTTGATTGGAAGTGTGGCAATACGGAAGTCGTTAACATTGAGGGTGTGAGTTTTGTTTATCTGCACGGCAATAAGATTGCTGAGGTGGGTGATACTTTCATCAGGTTGTATGATGGTGGGTATCAATCCAATACCACCAAGTCCCGCCTGAATGCTATTCTTCAGGAGCACGGACTTGGTGGTGAGAGTGTCTTCCAAAAGCAGTTCAATTGGTTCCTTCGTTCTAAGTTTGGAACTGAATTCATCAGCATTCCTTTCTTCTCTGGAATGCGCCTTGCCTAAACTCTAGGGGGAGCAATTCTCCCCCTCTGATTCACTCAAACTCCTTTCCCACTGATTAACAACGATGATCACCATTCAATTCTTCTCACCTTATCAGCAGATCTGGAAGACTCAACAATTCAAGACAATTGCAGAGGCACAGAATATGGTTTCATTCTATCGGAGTTGTGGATCACCCGCTAACATCGTCTGAGAGTATAGAGAATGGGATGCGCTCTAAAGACACCCTAACTCAAACCACACTGATTTACATTTTGTTATGACTTTCGAAATTGCATCTGCTCTGCTGAATCGTGCCTCTAATGGTGAGGAACTTCTGCAGATCCTGGAGTCTATCGCATCGGATGCCCCTCAGGAGGAAATCCAGGACAGTTGAGCAACTGGCACACCTGCCCCCTTCGGGGGGTCGGGTTGCCTGTAGGATAAGTAAGAACCAAACGAAACCGACCCGATGCCTACCGCCGCCGCCCAGACCGAAACCTACAACGGTTGGGCAAACTGGGAAACCTGGAACGTTGCCCTCTGGATCCAAAATGATGAGGGACTCTACCATGCCGCCCGCCAGTGCCGCTCCTATGCTGACCTTCTGGCGCTGCTGTGGGAGTGTGGATCGACTGAGACCCCGGACGGGTGCCGCTGGAACGACCTTAAGATCGATGCCGAAGCGATTGCCGAACTGATTGCCGATCTCTGAACTGGCACACCTGCCCCCTTCGGGGGGTGGGGTTGCCTGTAGGATAAGTAAGAACCAAACGAAACCGACCCGATGACCTCTGCCGAACTGACCGCTGCCATCGCCTCCGGAGAATTGAAGGTCACCCGCCTTCCCCGTCGCGGTCCCCGTCCCGGACAGGCATCAATGACCCGTAAAGAGCACCTCGCTGCCTGCCACCTGGAACGTCGCATCCGGAAGGGGTTGGATTCCTTCTGACCCGTTCCGTGCTACAATTAATCAGAACCAAACGACCCTCGGATCCCATGCTCTACAATCAGGCAACCGACCTCGTGACCCGTCAGACCGTATGGGTCGGAACTCAGGTTCAGAACCTGCCCACCTGGACCGGCACCGAATGGAAATCAAACGGTAAGGGGCAGTCCCTTGGTAGTGATTTCGACGGTCTCTCTGCTGTTTCGTTAGCAGACCTTGCCACCGATTTTCGGGGGTGGGTCGGTCCCGGTCACCGTTACTGGTGCAACCCTGAAGCAAAGCGCCTCTCCTTTCCTGCCTGACCCCTCCCGTCGATCTGCTAGAATTCTTTCAGTTCCACCGACCCCCACCCCATGACCAGCACCACCATCGACGGCGTTCAATTCAAGGTTACCCGCCTCCCCGTGCGCGGACCCCGTAAGGGTGAGACCCTCTCCCGTAATTCTCAGCATGGGGCAGGTGCCGCCTTCGGATCCATTCGCGCTACCGATCTGCCTGCCGGTGGTGCCTCTCATGCCGTAGGCGCTGGTAAAGGGATGACCATCACCCGCGTCACGGGTTTGGGTCGGGTGATGGTCGCTGATCTTGAGGCAGTGATGATCCGTGCCCGTGACCAGTACCGGAGCGATCGCCGCGCTGCTGCCCGTGACCGTATCAGCGGCATGGTGTGACCCATATTCGTTCGTGATTTGGCAGTGTCCCGGTGGGGGCGCCGCCCGGTGGCGCGGGGCGCGTTGAAAAACGCAACACTACCCTAACCTACAAAGTGTTACCCAAGCGACATAAGTATCAGGCGCTAAATTAAAAAATTTTGCCATAAAAAAATCACCCCTCAAGTTTGATAATTCATATATAAAACAAAAAAGCAAACTAATATTGTGTGCCCATGAAAAAAAATTTCGGTGAAAATATTCATCCCGTACAGATTGATCCAATTACTGGGCAATATTATGTAATCATTCCCGAATGGATGATGAATGAACTCTCTTGGTACGAAGATACTGAAGTAAAATTCAGTTTAGACGGAAATGATATTGTGATTAGCGAACATGAAGTAGATTGACAACTACTACATAATACTGTATGATACTGAAGTAACTACATTCAATTATGGCTAAAGGATTTACTGTTAAAGCAAAAGCACCCATTGCAAAAACTACGGAACAGGAATGGGACTATGACTTGGCAAGACAAATGGTTCAAGGCAAATCCGTTGTATTTTGCCTACCAGGAAGAGGAGTTTCTTATACTTATCTGAAGAACTTTGTACAACTCTGTTTTGATTTAGTTCAAGCCGGAGCAAGTATTCAGATTTCACAAGACTACTCTTCAATGGTGAACTTTGCACGTTGCAAATGTCTTGGAGCAAACGTACTACGTGGTCCCGATCAAATTCCTTGGGACGGCAAACTCAAATATGATTGGCAACTCTGGATCGATTCTGACATTGTATTCAATACCCAACAATTTTTTCAACTGGTTTTAATGAATCGTGATATTGCATCTGGATGGTACTGTACC